GGATACCGACCCAGTAAAGGTTACCCTTACGTCCCTTAGCATTGTTTCCACGCAACTTAGCAACCGCCTTGCGGAGGTTAGCAGAAGCGAGGGTTGCAGCAGCAGTAATTGTTGCTGTAGAGGTAGCGGTAGAACCTGCGTAGATTACGTTAGTTCCGCCACGAAGTGTTGCCATAGCAACCTTGTCAATAGAATCAGCAAGGTTGTAAGCGATGATATTCGCAATCGCTGGGTCTACATCAGCAAGGCTGAAGAGTTCCAACGCACGAGTTACGAGAACAGCGTTACCGTACTCAGCAAGAGTAATGGTTACAGATGTCGGAGTTGAAATTCCGACTGAATCTGGATCAGTATCTTCGGTGAGTGCAGTTGTTGCTGCGGTGAGGTCAACATAGCGCTGTAGCACTACAGTTGAACCTGGAATTGCTTGACGGGCTGGACGCTTATCTGCGACAGAACGGATTAGAGGTTCTGAGCGGAGAGCGAATTCAAGAAGGCGGTCATACGCCTTCTGAACTAGACCAGCGCCACCAGCGGTACCGCCAGGGGTGGTGGTACTTGAATAGACGTTTGCCATTTATTTAGTCTCCTAGACTATGAACGGATTACTGTTGCGAGCGGAGAAAAGCAAGAAGTTCGTCAGCGCTCTCTGCGTTGTCAATCTTCATGTTTAATTCATCTGCCCGTTCGGGTGACACAGCACCTTGGGTGACAATATCCATCTGTCTTAAACTTGCTTTGTCGTGCTCAGCAACTTGTTGCTTTGGTTCAGGAGTAAACCCAAACACATCACCATTTTGCTCAAGCCACGACCCAATTGCTTCTTCAGAAGCATCCAAGTCTGTAGGTATGAATTTTGCTACCTTCATGTTGACACCACGGGATGTAAGAACATCCTTTAGTACGCGTTCTCTTTGGGCCTTACTTAACTCACCAAGAGTAGATTCCAGTTCTTTAGCCCGCTTCTGTTCTGCCTTCAAGGCTTTACGAAGCTTCTTGACTAGATCTGTATCAGAAGAGTAATCATACTGTTCAACAGTATCATCCTCATCATCGTCATCCCAATAGTTATCGCGGTTGTTGCTCATAGCAACCTCTCCCATCTGTTAGTAGTTTTCGTACGCCTCAATGCAAGTGGGGAGCTTACGTTGGCTCGTACTATCGGTCTAGTACACCGTATGGGGCCGATCGATCCATACGGGATTCTTTTATATTGCGCCTAGCGTTGAAGTGCGGAAGGCACCAGTTGTTACTCCAGCCTGACCTTGGAACGCACGCGTCTCTTGTTCAGCAAGTTTCTTACGGCGCTGTGAAGCCATGCCAAGGAACTGTTCAGCCTCAAGTTCGGTTTGAATCTTCTTGACGCCTGCTGCTTCTCCTACAGGGCTTTCGTAAATGCCAGATAACTTCTCAGTAGGACGTAACTGTTCTGCGATATTCTCATAACCAGTTCCAGCAGCCTGAGTAATCTGTGCTTCACTGTAACCAAGCGAGGCAAGACGCGCTGCTTGCTGCGTAGCAAATTCAGTATCGAGCGTGATACCAGTTTCTTGGCTAACCCTACGCACTGCTTCTGTTGAGAAAGCGGCAGTCTTACGACGGCTTTCAAGAGTTAAAGTTCCTATTTCTGGATCAAGGAAGAAATCAGTTAATTGCGAAGGTTCTGTAATATAGCCAAGTTGCATCAAAGATTTGACGTAGAAGGGATCTGCATTTAACGAACGCAAGCGAGCAGCATTAGCGCGCTCATCTAGTTCTGCTACAGATACTTCGTTAATGAGATACTTTTGAATTGCTCCGTCTGGGCCTTCAGTAGCAAATTTATCGTTTAGTTTATACCTAGAGATAATTTGCTTGTAGCCGAGAACTGTTGGAACAAGATCTTTTGGAAGTAACTTTTTCTTTAACTTTTCGTTATAAATACCAAAGTCACGATAGTAAGGTGACTGAATAGGCGAGCCACTCTTTGGTTGGTATTCTTTTAGATACAAATATTGGTCTACTACGTTTTCAATTTCGTCTGGACCAGCAAACTTAGCATCTTTAATAATAGTTCTAAAATACTCAACGCTATCTTCTACTGTCTTTTCTGGTAAACCAGCAGCAATAAGTTTAGCCTTAAGAATCAACCATAACTTATCAAAGCGATCTTCAGTAGGAGGTTCTTCAGCAGGAGGTTCTTCTTCTACTACTGGAGGCGGAGGTGTAGTGCCACCGTCATCAAAGTTAGGACCACTATCAAATGGGCCACCACCTTTGCTACCATCACCTTTATCCCCGTCTCCACCTTTCCCGCCATCAGAAGGAGTACCATCTCCATCAGTAGCAGGAGGTAAATCAATATCAGGAATTTCAATATTTGGCGGTATTGGTACAGGTGAAGTTGATGGTGTTGTAGTTGAGGGTAAAGTTGTAGCAATACCAGCACCAGCAATTGGCCCAAGCATTCCAGGCAATAAGCCTTTAGGAAGGTCATCTATCTTACCAACAACACGACGTACAATTGAAGGTGGTTTGCCATCATCTGCTGCTTTAGCTGCAGTTTTAGGTGTAGTCTTAGGAGCAGGTGGGGCTTCTTCTGTTTTAGCAGCAGAGGTAGTCCTGCTAGTCTTGGGTGTAGTAGGAGTAGTCTTTGCTTTAGCTTCAGCCTGAGCTTTTGCTTCTTCTGGACTCTTGGCAACCTGTGGCTTAGTTTCAGTAGTTTTTACCGCAGGAGCCTGAGCCTTTACATCAGCAACTTTTTCTTTTACGGCTGTTTCAACTTGCTTTACAGGGCTATTTTTAGCAGTAGAAGCACCAAGGTCTACGGCTTTTTCAATATTAGTTTTTACTGTCTTTTCTAATGTTTCAACTTTTTTAACATCAGCAGCAGTTATTTTTGGTTTATCAAGAATAGCATCAATTTGTTTTTCTGCCTTTTTGGCAGCATCAAGGGCCTTATTAGCTTCAAGAATTTTAGGGGTGTCTTTAGCAATTTTTGCTGCAGCAGAAGCAACACGACCAACAGGAGTTTTGCTGATAGCCTTGCCGATAATATCTAATGGATCAGCCATTTTATCCTAGTCCTAACTTAGCTATTAGCCTATCGCCTATGGAACTAAATGCACTAAAAGCATCTGGGCTGGTTTCCCATTCAGGGGTCTGGCGCATAATTTGATATGCCTCCCACTCTGAAGCAGGACGGAAGTTACCTTTGTCGTCCTTAAGATTAAGTAATTGTTTGATTACCGGGTCACTCATAGAATATCTTTTACGAGTAATACTTTCGGCAAGTTTAATGTACTGATCTGCGTAAGTCTTTACGTCTTCACCCTTAGCCAACTGCTCCGCTAGGCCAGGATTAAGTTTTGCAGCAAGATCACGGATTTTTTGCTTTGCATCAGCGAGTTTCTGTTTAGAAATTTCAGTATCGCCAGTTCCAATTATATCTTTAACAATGTTAACCATAGAGTTAAACTCTGGCTCGGCCAAACCATTATTAGAATAAGTTTCGCGAATACCGTCTAGAAGTTCTTTAGCTGCTCCGCCTACTTCTTCAGTAATAGGAACGCCCATCTTGATAAGTTGACGAGCCAAGAAGTTTGCTTGTTCTTGAGCAGTAAAGCCACGTCCGCTGGTTGTAATTTTAGTTTTTCCAGAGGTACCGCCAGCAGCAGTTGTAGTGGTTCCACTTTGAGTTGTACTCGCTGCTTCTTTAATGGCACGCTTGTTAAAGCGATTCATAAAGTTAGTAACTTGTTCCCCGGTTGGATACTTACCATATGCTAGGTAGTATCCTTTGCTAAATTCTGTTTTAGCATCGGTTTTGTCAATTAAATTGATAGCAGTAGTTATACTCTTGTTATACTTGGTACCACCACCAAATCCGCCACCCTTTTGGAAATCTTCCAAGAATGAAAAGTAGTCTACACCGTTTACGTAACCACTCTTAACTGCTTTTTGGAAACCCACATAATCTTCTATAGAAAAAGAACCAATTGGCGTAGTGCCTTTTGATAAACCAGTAGATCTAAGAAGTGCCTGTAGATAGCCAAGTTGAGTTCCGCCAAAAGAACCATCGCTTCTTACTTGAGTCCTCAACATGTCTAATTCATTATTACCAAACAACATGGCAAACGCTACTGGATCTGTTGTAGCGATTGCTGGTTCGTAAGTCTGCCTGATTCTTGCTCTTAGCGCTGCTGCCCCTGCAGCGTTGGCATTTGCTGATGCGCCAAGGCTAGCATAGGCACTAGATTCGCGAATCTGGCGCTCACGCATTTGGTTGTATGTCTCTGCCACGTCAGTCCTTTGTCTTCATTGTGCCTGCGAATACACGGTAATACATTGGTGCAAATGCTGGGTTTTCTATCATTAATTTATCTGCTAACTCTTCAAGTTCTTTACGCATCATAGTTGCGTACCAGTGAGAACTACCAAGGTCAGGTTCTGGTGTTACACGAGCCTTCTTTAGTAATTCTATTGCTTCTGAATAACGAGCATAGAACTGTTGGGTCTCCTTAAATACTGGAGACATCTGGAAGGCTGGATCTTGTAACGCATCTGCAACATTTGCAATACGCTCTTGATCTGTACCAACATTAACTATTGATGCTGGAGCAGAACCACCAAATCTCTTGTTTAGTTGATCTACCTGTTGGGCGTACCAAAAGTCTGAATAGCCCATAGTTGCTTGCATCTCGGATATCTGAGATTTAGCCATCTTGTAAACTAGTTCTTCTGCAGCTGCTGATATTTCTTCAGTTGATAGCGCTTCGCGACGTCCTGTAAATCTTTGCCAAGCGTAATATGCTGTAGCGCCTTCTCCGCCTGGGAAGAAGAATGGGACGATATCGCCGTTCTTTGTAGCATACTTTTCTGCTGCTTCTGGGTGCATATTCAAGAATGTCCAAGCATCTTTCGTGCCTGTAACATTACGAGTAGAACCACCGATAATGGCTAGTAGGTTGCGCTCGCCAAACTCATTTGAAAACTCGTTTACGGCAGCAAAATAATCGCCTGGATGCTTACGACTAATCTGATCCCATGCGTTGTAAAGCATAGTCATGCTAGCGAAATCGATTTTCTTATTGTTAGGTATTTTTGCGAATACTTCTTGAGATGGCGTTGCTGGTGCTATGCTTTGGAATATAGCAGTAAGCAAGCCAATGCCGCGAGACATTCCTTCAGCATCTTTGAATAGTTGGTTACGAGCCACATCGTCAGCAAGTGGATTATCGCCATATTCACCTGTGGATGCTAGGAATGAAGCCCAATCTTTTACGCCACGTTCAACTATCTTTTGATCATTAATAAAGTACAAAAAAGTTTTATTAAGCCAAGAAGGAACTATGACTTCTGCATAACCCTCTGGCTGTCCAAAGGGAAGTACGAATGTTCTTACAGTATCCCATACAGGACCAAAAGCGGCTGATTTTCCAGATGCCATGTAAGCAAACTGTCCAGCAGGTCCAATACCAGGAACTCCAGGATTAACATTACCAAAAGCAAGGTTAAGTGACTGCACGGGTGCAGTAAGTTGTAAAGCCTCAGAAGAGTCTAGGTTTTTTCCTACTAGCGCCCCCATAAAACTTCCAGCTAAAGGATAGCGGAAGCGTTTCTCACCGAACTCATCTTCATAGATAAAGCCCTGTCCCTCATCGTACTTTACCCCCGTGATATCGTAAATGGCGCTTGTACCTTCTTTGGTCAGCGCGTTGTAAGCACGACCCAATTTATAGAAGTTTACTGGATTCGCCTTAAACAACTTACCCCATACGCGCATAGTATTTAACTGTGCTTGAACGAATGGGAATACTAAACGCATCGCTTGAGCAGATTGTAACTGACGAGATGCGTCATAAAACAAATCGCGAGTATACTTAGCACCGACTTTTGAAGCCATGCTGTTTAATTGCTCTAGGGTCATCCCACCTTTATGGGTATAACCCTTTTTGCGTCTTTTGAGTTCTTGCTCTATCACACGGATAGTTTGGTGCTTACGTCCAATAGGACGCTTGCCACCTATCTTTATTGGCGCTAATGTATTCATAGCGCTCTTGTATAGTTTTTGAAGATCTTTAGTGTCAAGCATGTTTGCGTATCTGCCAACATGATCCCAGTAAGCCATTCGGTATTCTGGACCAAAGTTTGCTAAGTTCTCAAACTTGCTGCTTAACTGGAAGAACCAGTCTACACCCTTACTAAGAATCTTTGGCTCTCCATCGGCAAAACGCTTAGTGCTTGACAAAAGCGCTGTTGCCTCTGGCATATCTTCACGACGGAAGAAAGATGATAATTGTGACTTAAATGCTGTTTCAAGGTCAGACATTTCTTCGGCAGCTTTTAACTTGCTATAACGGGGAATAGTTATCTCAAATGTTTTGTTACCTTGAGTAACTACTGTCTTACCATTAGCAAGAATGTCCCTAATGTATTCTGCTTTTGGCCCTTTGCCACCAATTGACTGGATAGCGTACTCTAAAGAAGCCGTAGAGTTGGTATCAAATAGATAACCCCTGATGTTATCTACGTTCAAGTTATCTTTAGAGAAAGGAGCATCTGGATCTTTTAGAAGAATTTTGTCAAAGTCGGACACTTTCTTACCGCTAACATCACGGCTAATACGAGCTCCGTTATGAATCTTCTTTAATATTTCGATACCCTTTTTGTTTTCTGTTAAGTATCTAACTAAATCATCTTGTAACTCAGGAGTATTAGCGCGTGCTACTAGCGGGATAAGATCATCTGAAGCAAAGCGAATTAGAGTGGTAGCCAAACCTTTATAGTATGATTCATGCGTACTATCGATTACTTCGTAAATCTTACCAACAAATGCGGTACGTGGATCTCCTGCGCTGATGCTACGTTGCATAAACTGCATGTATTCTTCAACAGCCTGAGTAAACTCAGCAGTCATAGCGTCATCTTTGAAGTTAGTCCCAAAAATATCGTTCTGGTATTTACCAATCCGAGCAGCTAATTTCTGCATAGCCGTACCCTTAGGGTTAGCCATCGCCATAGCGATGTACCCTATTGGGTGGTTGAAAATACTATCGTGACCAGAGAAAAATTGACGCATTTGCATTTCGCCTACGTTACGTAGGATGTAAGATACACGACCAACTAACTGAGCAGTTCTCCAATAATCGCCCAATTCGTTAGCAGCAGTCTTTAACGCATTTGCTTTACCATAAAGTGGAACGTTAGTTGAATACTTGTTTAGTGCATCAATAATAGGACGTGTGTCTGGTAGGCGAATAACATCATCTAGGAACTGGTGAGCATAGTTAGCACCAGTCATGGGCATTATTTCGCCATTATTAAGAATCATTGTAGGGTTGCTACCAGTGGCTAGTTTAGCAACATTGTATTGTTGGATTAAAGCCTGATCTTTACCGCTTAACTTCAATGAGTCATCAAGAAGTTTTGCTAGTTCAGGACTACCAGCCCCGTGTCTTTGAACGAGTTGTTCGTTCATAAACTTCATGCCGTCCATGATAATTTTAGAGCGAGCAGTATAATCTTTTTCTTGAATTACTTTATTTAGAATATCATCAATAGCATCTTGCGTGACTTTATCTTTACCAAGAGCAGTTGTGAACCAATCGTTTAATCCACGAGTTAATCTGTCTAGATCGTTTAGAGGTAAAAGTGTAGACCTTATATAGATGTTGGATAGAGCCTTTTCTGCTCTTTCGACAAATGACACAGCCTTTAGGTTTATAGGATCCGACAACTTAATAAGTGGATTCTTGCTATTTAAAGCAAGTTCGGCACGCATAAGCATAGTACGAGCAAGTTGCGGATCTGCCTCAGGAGAGGCTAGATGACGTAGCATTACACTGATTACGCCTTCAACTGTATTAGCTTGGGCTAATTCATCCGCTATTTCGATATCTAATTTACGACCAAACAAGCGATCAATACGCATAGTATTAGTCTCTTTAGCAACGATCTCTGCTACAGCAAGAAACTTCTTGCCAAACAAGAACTTCATAGCGGTAGTGGTGTCTTTGCTAAGACCGCCGCCAAAACCATCGGTAAGACCTACTTGAGATAATAACAATTCTTTAGCGTAGCGAGTATCTAGAATTTTTTCATCTAAATCTAGTAACTTAGCAATACCGATATTATCGGGATCATTTAATATCATGCGAAGCAAGTCAGGATCTTTTTGCACGAACTCCTGTAACTTACCTATATCTGAGATACGGGCATTAATTTCATCTAAACCACGTGTAGCATCGTCCAAAGCCTTTTGGCTTTCGATAAGAACTCTATCAGCATTTTCGATTGCTGTATCGACCTTTAGTATAGCAGCGCCAGGATTTGTAGATGCCTCAGCAAGTACTTCACTTACACGTACTTTGCGAGCAGCCAACAAGTCATAATTAGTGATGGCAATACCACCAGTTCCGCCATGAATGGATCTGATATTCGCAAAGCCATCAGCCTTCCAAACGCTTTCAATTTTATCAGTAAGCAAAGCGGTAGCGTCTGCATTTTTTGCTGCTGCGATTCTGCCAATTAAAACTCCTAGACCTTCAGGGGTTCCAGTACCTAGCAAGCCATTAACAGTCTTAAGTAACTCTTCTGGATTATCTGCAAGAGCCTTAAATACACTACGAGTAGACTTAGGTAATTCTGTATTTAAAGCAGACTCTCTAATAAAGGCTATAATCTCTGTACGGCGCTCGATTTCAGCAATAATGGCTTTTTTATTTGCTGTAGCAAAGTCTGCAGATAAATCTACAATATTAGCAACTCTATCGCCTGTAAGTTTGACTACAAACTCATCATTTCCACGAGCAGCGTAACCTAAAGCGCCAGCCCCTGGTAGTTCGTCAAAGTGCAGTGCTGCAGGAAAAGCCTTGCCTGTATTGAAGAAGTCTGCTGATAATTTACCTAGTAAATCTACTGTATCGCGTTGTTTACCAGCATTAATAGAATCAAATATAAATTGGCCAACTTCATTATTTTCTAAAGGTAGCCCTTCAGGACCTGCGATATTGGCTTTATTGCGGCGATCGGCAGCAAAACGCTTAGCAGCAACTTTGTAATCTGCGTTAACACGGGCAAGTTGAGCATCCTGCAAAGTCTTTTCTGCCTTCATGTATGTATTTTCGGCAGCGCGTGTTAGTTCTTTTGCCCCAGCGGTACGCTCTTTAAGGAGTTTCTTTTCTTCTTTAGTGAGGTTTGCTGCTTCTTTTAGCTTAGTTGTTTGCGCCTCAAGTTCATTTTGAGCAGCAAGTATAGCAGTCTTTCTTTTACCAGCAGTACCAGCAACCTTAGTTATAGCACCTGGTCCAAACCAGATAGATGGATCAAGCGCTACGTTTAGAGTAGCATCAATAATCCCAGACATTACTTTGTATTGCGTACTATTTGGATCAGAACCAACAGTCTTCATAGCGGCTCTACCAAGAGTGAAAGATTGACCATTTACCAAGCCATATGTGGCCATAGCCTTGGCTTGAGCCTTCTGAACTTTAGATTCAGCGCCAATAAAGAACCCAGAGCCAGTATCTACCTTTGTAGGATTAAATAATACTTCTCTTGCTAACTGTCCAAGTTGTGTTTCTTCACCTAGCATAGCCGCTGGTGACAAATCTTGTATTAATTCGTTAAATCCAGGCTTCTTTTTATCGTTTGCTAACGCATAAAGGTTACGACCTACGTTAGATACGTACTCGTAAGGTGCGCGAAGGGTAGCAAATGTTAGACGGCTGGTACCTTTTAGTTGTCCATAAGCAACATCTAGTAAATCTCTTAAGAAACCTTTGTCCTCTTTGATCTTAGACTTGATATTTTCTGTGTTAATCAGGTCTTGTTTTAGCTGTGCTACGCCATCAACTGAGGTTAACTTCTCTACACCAGGGGCATCTACTGGAATATTCATTCTTACAGCAGACATAATCAAATCTTTGCTCTGATTTGGGTATCTACTTACCCATTTATTGAAATTTTCATATTGAGCAGGACTTAACTGAGCAAGTTCGCTAGCAACAATTCTATCAAGTTTAACTTGGGTATTGTCAAATAGCCCAGTAACCTTGATTTTTTTATTTTTTGCGGGATCCCACGCGTCTAATGGTGAAGCCACTAGCGACCTTCTTCTTCAAACGCTTCTACTATCCTACGAAGTTGCGGAGTTGGGTTCATAAAGTACATAGCGCGAGCAAATGCTGCAATTTGATCCGGTGCATCTACAGGAGTCATCAAGGCTTCTGGCCCTACTCCATCACTTTTACCGCCAGCACCAGCAGATACTGGTTCATCTAAGCGTGTAGTTGGTTCAAATATGCCAACAGTAGGTATATTTCTACCCATAGGCATAGCACTTACAGCGCTTGCAGTAATTGGCATATCTCCTTGTGAGGCAATTTCTGTTAATTCTGCACGTTGTCCTCTAGGACCACCTGTTGCTTCTTGCAATTTGGCTTCACGCATGACACGTTGGGCTCTATCAAGATCGGTACGACGAGCTCCCTTGCCCACACCAGATACTCTCATACCTTTTGCCATTTGTAATCCTATTCTTCGAACTTATCAAAATACATTTTTTCATCAAGTGCATGTTGTAACATGCCTCGGTATTTCCACGGAGAACTTACTCCATCACTCCAACCATAAAGTGTGTATCCTTCTGTTGGTGTCATCCACTCTGTTACGATGAACCATCCAGTTGGCACATACCCTTTCAGTTCCTTGCGGTCAGAAAGTTCTGATAAGAAGTTGTTTATTGGTTGTGCAAATTCGTCCCCTTGCATAAACTATCCTGCTAGTCCTGCTAAAATGCTTGCCAAGTCTGGAGCACTTTGAGGGGTTCCAGCGGAAGCTTGACCGGGAGCGGCTGGGGACGGGGGAGCCTGCTCAACCGGGGCTTGTGAACCCGCCGGAACCATCTGTTCCTGCATCGGAGCCTCCTGTGGAGTAAATACTGCCAATGCAGCAGCCTCTATGCTGTCCCCGTTGCGACGACGTTCGATAACGTCGGCAATTTTTTGAATCAAAGCAGATGGATCTTGTCCTTGAGATGCCATCGCTGGGATAGCCTGCGCTGTTGCTGTAATAGCAGCAGACAGGTTATCTCGCATCTTTTCTACTTCAATACGTTGTTCTTCAAGTGTAACGTTTACGCTCCATGGAAGTTCACGACGTATGAAGTCTTTTGATACTAGATCAGCACCGAGTGCTTGTAGAGAAAAGATCAAGGCACGCGATGGGTCAAGTCCAGCCATCAAACCGTAACGCACTTCGATAGAAGTGTCACCTTTGATGTCTTTGGATGGTTTGTACTTTAACTCGTACGGAGTACCCTGCGTAATTCCCTTGACGCTTTTTTCCTTATCGAATAGGAGTTCATCCAATTCGAAACATGTCTTTACTACATCCTCAAATGTTTCAGCAAGAATAGTCTGTCCTGCCTTGATTTGAGAATCAAAAGCACCCAACAAAGCCTGCACACCTTGGCCTGTAATAATTGAGGCATCAATGTTTCCTGTTCTTCCCTCTGGATAACGTGCTCCGAGGCGAAGTTCGCTCTGTAAGGCAGCCTGCTCTTGGAATGCAGCAGCAGGCACATCTAGTCTAACGCGTCCTACACCAGCAGGTGAGGCGGTTCTGATGATAGCATCAGGACCCATAGGCATATCTACAACATCTGAAGGGACGACTAATGGGGCTTGAATTGACTTTTCAGCTGCTTCCATAGCCAAGTTAGCAAAACGAGCGCGTGCTAACTGCACATACAGTACGTCATCAAACTGTCCACGCATCTCATTATCAAGAGCAGGACGTCTTGCAATAAATACATTCATCTTGCCAAGTGGATTGGCAACCATATTCAAAATTAAATTATTACGCGTTGGTAGGTATAGAACAGTTACATCGCTATCTGTGTAGCGAATCATCTCTATCATACCGCTGGTATCTTGATTAAAGCCCTCACGTCCAAGTAATATTGGGGCATATTCAGGATAATCTACAGCAAGTTCGCCTAGCGTTTTAAAGTAACGCTTAGCATAAGCCACGCAACGGCCAAATCTATCAAACTCTGGGTAAGCACCTAGAGGATCTTCAACTCTAATGCGTGGTAAATCTGATTCAAAATCTGCTTCTACGTGGATGGGGATAAAGCCATATGAAAAATACCAGTCTGCTCCCCAATACATCTGTGACTGCAAACGTGAATGATAGATGTAGTTATTGGCTATCATGCTACGTTTATCAGCAAAAGATCTAGCACGATCATTTACAGTATTAGTAGTAGAGCAGTTAAAGGATGGAAGCGGGGCAAGAACCTCCGCTAGGTCTCTAGCAGCAACATCTACGAAGTTTGCTACCATGGATTTGTCCATGCCCTCAGGGAATAGATCTGGGTAGATCATACCCATCTCGCCTTTGCGGACCGCGAGTATGTCTTGCATACGAGCATCACGTGCTGCGTTACGCAACTTAAGGTTGTCTACGCGCCGCGCGATCGACTGGATATCTAATTCCATCATCTTCCTATTCGTACATTGACAATTCGTAGTCGTTTACGTTCATAACGTAACGTTGCTCTAGTTGTTTTCTTGTAGCCCAACGGTTTGTGATATGGCTTTGATTTATGCTCCCGTTGCTAATCATTTCTCTAGCACGTAGTTCACAAAACCATAATGCCATCACACAGTCGGTCTTGCCCTTTGTATCAGGCTTCCATGTTATCAATTGTTGTATGAGAGCCTTGACCCCTTCCGAAGTATCTTGGGAAGGGAGTTCTAGTAGATTATCTCTCTGGTGCGATCCATTACGAATGGTACCAAACAGCCCTGACATGGCTGCTACACCAAATGATGTATCCCACTTGTTCTTACCAGTAAATTGACTGGAGAACCTAACGCCTACCGATGCAAGGTATGACCTTAAATCATCGTCTAGGGCGTAAGCTTTTTGATGTGCATTGATTTCAATGCGGAGTTCCTGTGGTTGATACTTGTCAACCCAGTCCTCTATTAAGTTTCTAATCTTTGTTGGCGTGGGTTCTACCATATTGACCACGTCTAACACGTACCGCTTTCTAGTATTGCGGTCTACTGTCATCACAACAGCAGCAGTATTACCTGTCATAGCGGGGTCTAGACCCATAATGGTATACCAAGCACCACGTTCTTTAGGATGTCCCGGTACTCCAGGCTTTAGAGGTCCCCGCTTTCGCATCCGGTTGATTGAAC